CTAATTAAAGATCGAGAAGAGAGATTAGCTGAATTTAAAGAACGTTATCCAGACGATCCAATACCAGAATTCCTAGCAGACGATTTTAATCTGCCAGAAGCCCTAGCGATTATTTGTGAAGAAATTTTATGCATAAAGAGCGCAAAGCGAGTATAATTATGAAATTTCCTGAACACCATCTATTATATATTACTCACAATGAACATAGAACTAATTATGAGAGCATTGAACAATATTTAAAAAGTGGTTGCATGAATCGACTAAAAGACATGAATCCAGAAGATGTACAAAAATGCATCGAAACAGATTCGATTTGGGAAATTCAATGGTATCCCAGAACGCCTATCAGCTTCCATTGGGTTGGGGCCGCAACCCTAGAGAGATGTTTCGAAATTATAGCTACCAGTCAATTTGATTAAAATAATCTTAATAGACAAATAATATTTTTTGTATACTATGGGAAACCAAAACAGGTGCTCCCATCGGCTCATACGGAAATGCCTATTACTCAGGAAATTACATAGATCCCGAGGATGTCGGCGCTGGCCATTTGCGCCAGATGATTGATCATTTCTACACATCTGCCTATCCTGCCAATGCAGCTTATTGGATGCAGGGAGCGATTGACAAGCGATTTAAAGTCGGGGATCAAACGCTTTGGTCAATGATTTATGGCGACAATCAATACTACCAATCGCGCCGCTTCTTTTTTAACCTGATCCGTCGCCAGATCAACATGATCGCTGGCTATCAACGAAAAAACCGTAAATCGACGATCTCAATACCCATACATGACAATGATGATCCTTTAGCCGATCAGTACAGCAAATGCATTAAATTCTGCGAGAATCGCGATGGATTCCAAGAGTATTTTTCTCAAGCTTTTGAAGGTGCTTTGGATACTGGCAGTACTTTGCTACATATGTATCCAGACTATACTAATGATCCTGTTAGTGGTGATATCTTTACCGATCAGGTGTCTTACTGCAATTTCCTCATCGATCCTTATTGGCGCAAGCAAGATTTCTCTGATTGTAACACGATTTGGCGTCGCCGTTGGGTGTCTAAAGTAGCAGCAAAAGCTCTGCTGCCCGAGAAAGCCAAAGAGATCGACAAGATGCGTCCAGCAGGTGTAAAAGATGGAAGATTCCCTCTACAAGCGGAGCTAATCAATCTCGATACCAATCAGCTATTCACCTACGACGAATATTACTATCGCACCACACGCACAGCCACCATGATTATTGATCCTAAGACAGGTGAATCGACCGAGTGGGAAGATAATGATGATGAAGAATCTGGCATCATGAAACGTGTGTTGCAGTTTCAGCCTTGGCTTAAAGTCAAGAAAATGCAAATTCCCACCGTGAAGCTTGTCATCAGTCTTGGCGGCAAGCCTCTTTATCACGGCCCCAATCTGCTAAACGTGGATTCATTTCCCTTTGTTCCGCTTCTCTGCTACCACGAACCAGACATTCAAACCTATGCTTGGCGAGTACAAGGAATCGTGCGCAACTTGCGCGACGCGCAATATCTCTATAATTCCCGTGTAGTCATTATGGAAGATATTTTACGCTCGCAAGTCAATTCTGGCTGGGTGTATCCGATTGATTCTGTAGTAGACCCAAAAGCATTCCGTCAATCTGGCCAGGGCTTTTTAATCCCACTCAAAGCAGGTCACTTGCCAGGTGAAATCCAGCGTATCGACCCACCAGCTATACCGCAGTCGATGATGGATCTAGCCAATATGCTGGCTGATGACATTTCCAAAATATCAGGAGTTAATGAGGAGTTATTAGGCGCTGCAACAGACGACAAATCAGGCATTCTCTCTATGTTACGCCAAGGCGCTGGACTCACTACGTTACAAACTATATTTGATAAGGCTGACTACTCCCAGCGTATTTATGGCGGGTTGCGATTAGAAGCTATCCGTAAAAACTTCTCCAAAGGCAAAGTAGCCATGATCCTCGGTGAAGAAGCCGACCCGCGTTTCTTCTCCTCTGTTGCAAAAAAATACTCCATCGCCGTCGAAGAGGGCAATTATTCCGCTACCCAGCGACAAACAGAGCTACAGCAACTCTTGCACTTTAAAGAAATCGGCATGCCAATCGCCGATAAAACGATCCTCCGCGCTGCCATCATCACCAACAAAAAGCAAGCTCAAGCCGACATGGAAGAGCAGCAGCAAGCCCAGTCTCAGCAAGCTCAAGCCCAAGCGCAAGCGCAAGAGAAGAAGGATAACGCCGATGTCATGGCTAAATACGCTAAAGCTCGCAGCGATTTAGCTAAAGAAAAAGAAACCATGGCCAAGATATCAGAAATTGAATCCAATGCCGAACACAAGCGAACGGAAGCAGATTACGAGCTAGTAAAAATGATGATAGAACTTGAAGACATGGATCTTGCTCAATTTAGAGAATCTTTAGAGCTTGCTCAGATAGTTAAATTACAAAACCAATCACAAGCGCCATTAAGCGCATAGGAGTCAATATGAAACATAAAGAAGCAAAAAGCGGTATGAGAAGTGCAAAAATGCCTTCTGAACATTTTGAAAGAAAATATTCCGATTTAGATGCAGGACATGAAAAATATGCATCTGAATTTGGAGCGCCACAAGAGCTAGAGCATCAAAAAACTGCTTTAGTCGCTTATGCAAAGAAACACAAAATGAAGTATTAAAATGAAAGAGCCAAAGAATAACGTCCAAGTGACTACGGGTCATTGGGAAAGGCATATCAAGGTGAACCCAGAAGGGCCAAATTCGCCTGAAAATGCATTTTTACCTAAGAGGGGCAAAAATCGCCCTCAACCTCATGTAAAAGTTAACGAGTTAGATCATTAATGGCAGAAAGAATCACCGCTGGCGCTGCTAGTTTAAAAGCCGCCAGCGACCTTTCAATGTATGACCCCTTAGAATTGGGGTATGCTATGTCAGAGGACGTAGCTAATCAGCTTAAAATATGCGCCGAGAAACATGAGAAAATTTTTGCAGAAGAAGAGTTTTGTCTTGTTTTAGTTAGAGCGTCCGATCCTTTAATCCATGGAGTAATGAGGCAGAAATTCTATGGTTATCTTTATCTTCCTCAACCAAGACCAGAACAATCCGTTTATCATTACAACCAACGAACCAGAAATTGCTTTAGATTATGGTCGCTCCCTAACGCCAAGAACATGGCAATTCTGTCTGAATCTCCCGTTGTTAGAGATGAATGGAAACTTACAAAATATTGGTGCGACGCTTTTTATTCTGGTAAGTTTTTTGAGCGCATAAGAGATCAATATAAAATTAAAATGCTTTCTGAAGCTGAGTTTTTAAAGGCAAATCGTGAAAAACTCATCAAGTCTGGATGTAAGGAGGTCGAGCGACCCCCGACCGATCCCTTTGATTTTAGTAAGGTCAGATCCAATAAGGTCGTAGGCCCGATCAAAACCAGCGGAGATTAAAGCGTTTTCCAGTTTTTTGGGAAGGCAAAGAGCCTGAATGGGCACGTTAGCCCCCATAAACTGCATTAAATTACGATAGTGAGCTAGATTTTTTCGAGCTGCTTCGTCAGCTTTTTCTAGGTCAATGTCATTTTTAACATCATCAGTCATAGGTATCATAATGGAACAAGAAAATAAAATAGTTGAAGAGACAAAAAAAGAGCAAGTAGCAAGTGAAACCGTAGCTGATACAAAATCAGAAATAACACCAGAAAACGAAGTCAATTGGCGTAAATTTCGTGAGCAACGCGAAGTAGAGCGCAAGGCCAAAGAAGAAGCTGAGAGAAACGCCGCGAAGTCGGCAGCAGAAGCGGCGGCGCTTAAGAAAGCAATGGAAGCTCTATTAGAAAATGAGAAACGACCAGTTCAGCGCGATGATGAAACGGATGACAATTCAGATGATGATCGCATACGCAAGGAAGTAGCCAGGGTATTGGCTGAAAAAGAAAAGCAGCAAGAAATTGAACGAATTGATCGAGAGCGAAGAGAGTTTCCTCAAAAGCTAGTCAGTGTATTCCCTGACTTTGACCAAGTATGTAACTCAGAAAATCTCGACTATCTTGAATATCATTACCCAGAAGTAGCAGCCGGATTTAAGCATATGCCAGATAATTTTGACAAATGGCAGAATATCTATAAAGCGGTGAAGAGATTTATCCCTAACGCTGACTCAAAGAAAGACGAAAAGCGCATGGAAAAGAACCTCAACAAACCGCAATCGGCATCTCTTTCAGGCATGACCGCGACGGGTGACGTGGCGCCAAGCAAGGGATTGGATGAAGAGAGAAGGAAAGCGAACTGGTCGAGAATGCAGAGAGTGATGAGGGGAGTTAAATAATAAATGAAATGCAATAAATGTGGTCAAACAGCCCCTTCAATAAATGATATAATTGATGTATGGAAGGGTGAATGGATGTGCGCTTGTCTTAAGCCTAAATTAGTTTACCGCCCCCCTACAGAAAAAGACGTGGCCAGCGAAAAATATAAAAGAGCGCAGGAAATCTGCGCTAAGGAACAATTAATATTGACGAGTTTTGAAGAATAAACTTAAACCCAATGTAGCGTGTTGAATGAATAAGTCATTTGACCTCCAAGTAGGTTTGTCTACCCATGTATCTAAATTTTTATCATATCTATAGAACTTAAATCTTTTCTTGTGCTTTTTCAAAATCTTTAAACGCCATTTACTAAGAACCTTTTTTGCTTTTTCTTTGTTAAATGGGCTTCCTTCTTCATAAATAATTGCACAACGAGAAACTCTAGTTTTTGCTTTAAAATTCACAGACATTTGATGTTTGCTGTTTTTTCAAACATCCTACCAAAATCCTCTTTCACCAATATAGTAAAAAATGTACTATCACCCTTAGCTGATTATCGCCTGTCGCTCAGGCTTGGCTGAATGACACCTCGCCAGTGTGTGCTGAATTTAGTTGGAGTCGCGTCCATCGGAATACATACACGCATGAAACGAGAAAATCATGTCAGGCATAACCAACACATTTAATATGGCTCCCGAGTTGCCTTTGCAATTTTCGGAAGACCTATTAAGCACCCCACAGTTCAACTTAATTCACTCCTTTGGAGCGGATTTACACTTTGCCGAAGCGCACATCGGTAAAACTACACGTATGAGCCGTTATGAAAGATTGTCCACAGATGGCGGTCAGCTTGATGGTTCAGGTATTGACCCAGCACCAGAAGTCGTAGTTCGTACAGATATTGACGCAACTATGGAGATCTATGCTAAGACAGTGGTCATAAACGAACAGGTCACCCTCTATGAGAACGACAAAGTTTTAACGAAATTTACTGCTCTTCTTGGCCAGTGGCTTCGTGAAAAAGAAGATTTGTTGATGCGCGATCTTTATGCTTCTTCTCCTGCGTACATTAACGCCGTCGGCGGTGGTAATGGAGATCAGCCAAGCAATATTTCTCGCGCTGACGTAAACAACATTGAGCGTATTTTGCTTAATAACGATGCTCGCACCATGCTAGAAGGCATCGATGCGGATCTGAAATTTGGTACAGCGCCAACTCGTGACGCCTTTATTGCTCTTTGCAATACAGACATCACACCAGACCTGCAAAACGTTTCTGGCGTATTGCTTAAAAACGCATATCCAAATCAAGTTGGGCTGCGTCCAGAGGAATATTGCTCAATCAGCCGATTTAGATTCTTTGTTTCTTCAAGAGGTATCGTTATTCCTAACGCATCCTCACAAGGAGCAAACGTCTATCAAATCGCTATGTATGGTATCGAGTCAGTCGCAAAAGTTGAGCAGAACCAATACTCTGCAATCCTTGGCTACAGACCTCCATATGTTGTCTCAAGCGTAGCGCAGAACTCACAGCTATATTCTAAGTTTGCCATAGCTAGAGCGATTACTAACCAAAACTGGCTGTCCGGTCTAAACGTAACCGCTGCATAAGGAGAATATCATGGCATTTACTATTGTTACTCAAGGCTCGTTTACCTCAGCTGGAGTAGGAGTTAAAATTAACCTCCCTAGCTCTGCTGATTATTTTCGAGTACAGAACCTAACTCAATTAGCTACTACCCAGGCAACAGGCCGAGGAGTAATGTTTGAGTGGTACAACGGACTCACAGCGACAGATAACGCAATTGAATGGCTAAAAACCAACTCAACCAATGCGCTTAATCTAACAAATGTGTCTTCTGGTGGATTTACTTATGTCGATGTGTCTCCAACTGTAGATCCTCAAGCTCCTAATGCTATAACAGGCATTACACAAGCTAACGGAGCAGTTGTAACGCAGACTAATACTTATAGCAACGGAGATTTTCTCCGCATCTATAACGTAACTGGTATGCTTCAAATCTCTGGTATGGTGTTTCAAATCTCATCCGTGTCTGGCTCTGGCTATACACTTTTAGGATTAAACTCTTCTGGATTTGCTGCGGCTGCTACAGCTGGTAATACACGCAGAATTTCAAAAGCTGCTGCGGTAGAACCTCAGTTTCTTTATGTAACTGCAATTAGCAAAGCATCACAAGCCGTGGTGACTTTTTCAATTGATCCATCACTTTATTATGCAGTTGGAATGAAGATGTATTTCTCAGTTCCTAACTCGTTTGGCATGGTAGAAATGAACGGTCTTACAGGAACCATTGTAAGCATCAATGCTGCTACTTATCAGATGACGTTTGATATTGATTCGTCAGCATTTACTACATTTGCTTTCCCAGCTAGTACAAGCTCACCAACAGCTCAGCTATGGGCAGTTGCAGCACCTGCGGGCGTACAGACATCAGTAGATCCTACTACTTTGGTTCAGACTGGATACAACTTCCAGTTGCAGCCATTTAGAACAGGACAATTTACTCCATACATGTAC